GTGCGGTTGGAAGAGATAGATGTGAATGCTTTATCTCGCAGAGATCTGGCTACGTGGCTAGATATAGCAACAAAGTTAGAGAGATTGAGCCGAGGCGAACCTACAAGCCTTGAAAAAGGCGAAAATGATGAGCCGATAATAATTGAGATCATCAAGCAAACCGAGGGAACTAATGCCTAAGTTTACCTATGAGTTACACCCAGGCCAAGCAATGGCTTTTGATAGCGAAGCACAGTATGTGGCAATGATAGCTGGGACTGGTGGAGGTAAAACATGGTTCGGGCCTATTTGGCTTGCACGTGAAATTGCAAAGGATCCAAAGGGTGATTATCTGGCTGTTTCTCCAACATATCCAATGTTAAAGGATATTCTCTTACCACGGGCGTTGGAAATACTGAATGATTGGCATGGTGGAACGTACAAATCAATGGAAAAGGTCTATTACCTGAAAGGCGGAGGCAGAGTTCTGTTTCGTTCAGCGGATAGGCCTTTAAGTATGGAAAGTGTGCACGTGAATGCTGTTTGGTTAGACGAAGCAGGCCAGATGCGTAGCGAAGCATGGCATGTTGCACAGAGGCGTGTAGGCTTTCATAAAGGAAGAATTCTAATAACAACAACACCGTATTTGCTTAATTGGTTAAAGACGGATATCTACGATCGGTGGAAGGAAGGAGATCCAGCCATAGATGTTATTCAATTCGGCACAGCAGAAAATCCGTACTATCCACGAGAACAGATTGAAGTTGCACGCAGAACGATGCCAGATTGGATGTTCAGAATGTTTTACTTGGAGAGTTTGTAAAACCTGAAGGCTTGGTATATCAGGATTTTTGAGGCTGGAGTGCACGTAGTAAAACCATTTGAAATACAAGCGATTGGAAGAGGATCATTGGAATGGATTTTGGCTACAACAATCCAATGGCTGCAGTGTGGCTGGCAGTTGATAATGATGGGAACGTTTATGCTTACCGAGAATACTATGAAAGGCAAAAGCTACCACGTGATGCGGCATTAGATCTAGCGAGATTATCACAAGGTGAACAAATAGATACCATATTCCGTTGATCCTTCAGCTCCAGTGTTAATTGAAGAATTACGCAGGCAGGGTTTTAATGCCACACCTGCAAACAATGCTGTTAAAGAGGGCATAGCGGCAGTTACAGGCTTACTGCGAGAAAAGAGATTGTTCTTCTTCCGAGGCCTGAGTAATACATTGGATGAGATTGAGAGTTACCACTGGAAAAAAGTAAATGATCAAATAAAAGAAGAACCAGAAAAAGAGTATGATCATGCAATGGATGCGCTGAGGTATGGTATAATACACATAGTGGAAAATATAGAAAAACGTAGTCCTAAAGGGATTGACGTTTTGCGGGGGGTGAAGATCTACGGCGAATCCGTTTAAGTGGCTTGCAGGGGAAATATCAAAATTAAGGCAACCCGATTATGGGCAATATGGTTGGGTTGTTAGTGCTTATAACACGCCATATTCATTAAATACCTCACGAGTAAATTATCAGTTAGCACGTGAATTATATCACAATACAAACGAAGCTTACAAGCTAGGGGCGGGCTTTGCGAAACCGATTATAAACACGCTTGCTGGTTTCATGGGCGCACCGCATTTCAGATGCGCTGACGAGGATGCTCAAGCGGTGCTCGACGACTATTTGGTTGATTGGACAAGTAGAATTTTACGGGTACACCAATTGACATTGAGAGATGGAGACTGTTTTNTATATTTGTATGTGAATAACAAGAGAAGTGTNCTTTACCCAGAGCGTGTTGGTGGTTCAGTGGATTTCACAATCATACCGCCAGAGCAAGTTGTAAACATTGANTTAGACCCTATTACGCATGAGCCAGTAGCATATACAATTTCAGCAAGGGTAATGTGGGATCAGGGAAGAAGGCAGTATAACTATACCCAAATCGTAACAGTAGATAGTATCGTAACACAAGCCGAAGGAGACGTACCACCAGATTTGAAGGTAGGCGAGCAACCTAATTTGTGGGGCTTCATACCGATAATACATTTTAAGAATGAGGCGGAAGAGACACAGTTATTCGGCAATTCCGAGTTGGAAGCAGTAGAGCCGTATTTCAAGGCGTACCACGATGTGATGTTACATGCTTTGCAAGGTTCAAAGATGCATTCAACTCCGAGGATGAAGTTACAGTTAAAAGATGTCAGCGGCTTCCTTAAAAACAATTTCCCTGAAGCGTGGGAAAGTATTCAGCAAGGTCGACCAGCGAGAATTGATTTAACAGGTCATGAGCTTTTAATCTTTACCAATGAAGAGGATGCGTCGTTTATTGAGGTTAGTTCAGCGATAGGTGATGCGGGGTCATTGTTAGAGTTGTTATTTTACTGTATTGTTGATGTGTCCGAAGTGCCCGAGTTTGCGTTTGGTGTGCACACTCCAAGTTCGCATGCGAGTGTAACAGAGCAATATCCGTTGTTAATTAGGCGTGTTGCTCGTAAACGTGAGATGGTAACAGAAAGTTGGCAGCAATTTGCACGTATGGTACTGGCAATGCATTCGCAGGTAACAGGGAAGAGGTTCAAGGATTATTCAATAGCGTTAGCATGGGATGAAGTAATCGAGCGAGATGAAGAGCAATATGCAAGGGTACTTAATTTGCTCACGCAGGCAATTAATACTGCATTGATGGGTGGCTTCATGAGTATGGATGCGGCTGTCGATTTGTTGAGTGAGTATGTAGACACCATGCAAGGCTATGTTGCAGACAATGAAGAGCTTCCGGGCGAGCGTGAGAGGATAATAGAGAGTTGGATATTACGGCAGCGGCTTGAAGAAAACGCTGGGATGAATGCACAATTAGAGGAGATCAATAAGGCGATAGAAGAAGCACGTAATGAGCTGGCGTGAGGATTTAAAGCGTTTCAATGGGCCGTATTATAAGTGGGCACTTGAAAACAGGCAGAGGTTTCTTACTACCGAGTTAGCTACAGAAAAGGCATTAGCCAAGGAAGTGGAAGGGATGGTCAAAGATTTGAGCGTTTCTATAGAAGGTATGCCTTCCGATGTAGCGGCACAGATGAAGTATGTTAAAGCTGGGTTGAAAGATTTCGCCAAGGCGTTGAATGGCAAACAGAAAGATATCATTAGCAAAGGTATTGAGAAGGCAGTAGGCATTGGGGTTGAGTATAACGAGAAAGTTAGTGCGGATTTACTCCTAAAGGTGTTCCCTGAAGTAGCTGGAAAAATACAAAATGTGTTTGGTTCAGTGCAAGAAGATGTTATCAAGGCAATGTGGAATCGCAGGGTTGGTGGTTTATATTTAAGCGATAGGATTTGGAATATAACTGGTGATACCACAGAGGCGATAGGGAGGATATTAACAGCAGGGATAGCAGAAAATATGGACCCTGTGGATATAGCAAGAGCATTGACAAAGTATGTTAAAGAAGGTTCAGGGACATTAGTAAAGGACTACCCTAATATGATGAAACGCATGGGTAGGAGGTTACCGAAAGACTTAAATTATGAGTCGTTGCGTCTGGTTAGGACAGAGTTATCAGCGGCTCATGGTGATGCCACGTTAAAGAGTGCGACATATAACCCTGCATGTAGAGGTGTGAAGTGGGTATTAAGTTCAGAACACCCAGAATACGATATTTGTGATGAGTTAGCATATGCCGACCAAGGGTTGGGGCCGGGTGTTTACCGAGTAGAGGATGCTCCACCAATGCCTGCGCATCCGAATTGTTTGTGCTTTTTTACAGAGGTAGTGGAAGACCCAAATGCATTTGTGCAAAGGTTAGAGAGGTTCAGGGACAATCCAGATAGTGATCCCGAATTGCAGGAATATTGGCAAAGGACATTTGCTAAGCCATCAGAAGAAGAAGAGGACATAATCAATCTGGACGACTATGTAGATTTGTATGAAAAATACCAGCCAGATGATTACGCAAACGAATACGGTTTGAATAATACAATTGAAGACGTAAAAAGCATAGTCATTTCTTAGTACATGAGGCTACCCCGAGGAACGAGAAGCGGCAGAGTATTATACTAGTTCGTTAGGTTATGAAGAATACAACCAAGCCGAATAGGAGAGAGGGGCGGAGAAGAGTTTCATTTTAATGAAGCTTATTTATTAGAAAACCCAAGTGAAAATCGCTTCATTGAGGCACTTGAAAACTCAAGAGTCTGTTTAGATATAAGGATGCATCTAAAGCCAAACGGTTCAGTGAGAAATCATGGGACAGGTTTTAGAATTAAAGAAGATGAGTTGTATTTATTGTTTGATACAAGAAGAAGACTTTTGTGACTACTCCCTATCCCTAAAGGGATAGGGCTTCTAGGGGTTGGATACCCAGAGACTGTAGCCCCAGTCTCAAAATATTTAACGCCGCATTGTAGTCTCGGTCTAATTCCAGACCGCAACACGGACACTTGAAGACTCTCTCTGACAACGGCATGTGCTGGCGATGCCCACACCGAGAGCAGTCCTGGGAAGTATAGGCCGGGTTAACTTTCACCAGCTTGCGACCAGCTTCCTCCGCTTTGTACGCAAGCTTAGAGAAGAACCCCGACCATGCCCTATCCAGGATGCTCTTGGCGAGGCGGTGGTTATGAACCATACGGTTGGCATGGATGTCTTCAACGGCGATTATGCTGAAGCGGTTGACTATCTTTCGGGAAAGCTGGTGAGTGAAGTTGTGACGCTTCCAGGCAATGCGTTCGTGAATCCTGGCAACGACTTTGCGTTGTCTTTCATATTCCCATGTCCCTTTCTCTAACCGAGAAAGCTTGCGTTGTGCCTTTGCCAGAGCTTTCTCTTCCTGACGGAAAAAGCGTGGTGCTTCAACGCATTCACCAGTAGAAAAAGTAGCGAACGAGTGGAGGCCGATGTCAATCCCGACAGCCTCTTGGTTTTTAGGAAGATGTTTGGTTTTAACCTCACAAGCAAAGATAGCAAACCACTTACCTGTAGCTGTCTGTTTAATAGTACAGGTTTTCACCCTACCTTCAAGTGGGCGGTGCAAAACGATCTTTACTTCACCAATACCCGAAAGGTGGAGTCTGTCACCGCTAACTTTGAACCCAAACTGTGGATAGGTAAAACTCTTATAGCGATTAGCAGACTTAAAGCGTGGATACCCGGGTTTTTCTCCATTCTTTACTCGCCGAAAGAAGTGCTTGAAAGCGAGGTCAACACGGACGGCAACATTTTGGAGAACCTGGGAGTAGACTATAGTGAGAGAAGGTCGTTTATTTTTAAGTTCAGGCAGTTACTTAGTTTGCTTACAGTAGGAAAGGCATTCCTTACGTTCTTCCCAAGCTTTCCTGAGTTCTTCAAGA